GCTAAACATCTTGCGAACAGCCTGATTGAGAATAGCCTGCATACGACGGATGGCTTGTGCAGACCATGTAGTTGCAGTATAAGTTGCGGCAAAGGTAGAACCTCGCTCTTGACCAGCGGCTACCCGTGGAACTTGTAAGACTGCCGCAATATCAGCATTAACATTGTCAAGGAAAGAAGTAGTATCTGGAATAGCAGTTCTTTGGTCAATATGCTGAATGCTAACATAATCTGGGAAGATAGGAACTTGGTCTCCACGCAAAGATTCCAAAGTCTCTACAACTTGTCCCATAATATGAGAAAGACGCTCACGCTGTTCATCTGGGTCTTGAATGTGTGCAATAGCAGATTTGTCAATAGTAATGAATTGTTTAGTCATAGCATCTTCAATCGCAATACGATTATTCATGCTGTTGTATTTTGCTCGGATAGCCTGCTTAAGTGAAGTAAAGCGTGATGCACCCCAGATACCATAAGTTGTTCGTCCTTCTCCATCTTCAAACCAGTTGCTTCGGTAGTCTGTGCGAATGTGCAAGATTTCATCTGCTGGTATTTCTTCTTGAGTAGCCTCACCTTCTCGGAGAATGTATCTTTCGGCTGTAATAACTGGATTTGCTTCATCAGTTGTTTCATTTACTCCTCGGCCATCAAGAATAGTGATTTGTTTTACTGGAAGAGACTGAATATCTGTAAGACCTTCTCTACTCGTTCCTACATATTTACTAACATCATTTCCATAGACCATCATGTTTCGCATAGCATTGATAAGAAAGTCGTCAAAATCTATTGTGTCTTCAATCAAAGTTCGGATTGCTTGGCGAATACGAGCGTTTCGTGCGGCTCGGTAGTCAATCGTATAGTTGTTAGCCGTTAGACTGACAGCCCGAACAGCCCCGTTTAGTTCAGGGTCAAGTTTCAGCATATCATCAAACATTTCAAAGTCATTGTCATAGTTGGAGTTATCACGCAGTTGATTTGTCTCTTCTACAATGTCTTGCATACCTGCAATCATTGTAAAAGGCTCACGATGCCGAACAGGATAAGACAAATCTGCAACAACGGGTGTCGCTGGCATCTTTGGCTTTTTTGACGCAAAAGGCCAGACCATGTAAAGGCGTAGCCTGTTTCTGTCTTATCAATGTATGGAAAAGTCCCATGCCATAGCAATTTGATTTATTGATGTTCCTAAATACAAGATAAATTATTTTCAAGTAAAAAAAAGAATCCAAAAAGAAATAAACGAATGACTGCTTGTAAGTTCTGTTTATTTTGTAATACTTCTTAAGAGTTGTAGAAAAAAGGCCGGGTCGTATAGTATAGTATAGTAATAAAAGTTATCAACTCTTTAGAAAGAATACAAAATAGTCAGACCTTCTAAGCAGTCTCTTGTTTATTTTTGTATGAATTATTTTTTCAGCATCAAAAGAAATACATTGATAAGGGGCTTACTTCATGATTTTAACATGGGACTCAAAGACTACGAAGCAATCGTGATGAAGAACTTTGAACATTATGAGGGTGAACTACAACCTTTTGCAAGATACCTGTTTTCTATTTGTCCGGAAAAAACAGTAAGTGCTTGGAGAGCATTTTTATTTCGTATGAGAGACAGACAACCAGAAGTGTTTTCTTATGAAAAAACAAATTACAACAATATGCTTCCTAAAATGTGGGATGGAACAGAAGCCGGACTTGCAAAGCGAATGTATAAGCAAGACGCAAGCATCTCTATCAATGCTTGGAGACATCGTGTCCGTGAAGGTTTTCAGAGAGGCGCAATAACTCGTAGTGAGAGACCAGAATTTGTAGTTGAGCATCTTAAGAAAGAAAACAAAAGTCATGAAGATTTGTGGTCTGAAATTGAAAAAATTAGTAAAAAGGCGATTGAGAGCATTGAACATGCACGATGGGCTGATATACACATGCAAACAGCAGAAGATAAATTTGTTGGTATTGCCTTTCAGAGCGACCAGCATATAGGCAACCCTTTTTGCGACCATGAGCAGTTGCGAATAGACACAGAGTTAATTGCGAATAGCAAAGGTGTGTTTGTTATTCATGCTGGCGACTACATAGATAACTTTATGATTGACAAACCTCGGCCAGCGATGAAAGCAACTATTCCACCCTCGGTTCAATGGAAGTTATGTGAACACTATCTTGACATGTGCGTTGATTCACTTATGGCTGTAGTAGCAGGTAATCATGACTTATGGACTGCCGGAGCAACAGATTTTGACCCTCTAAAGCGTTTTGTTGAAGAAAGAGGAGTTCTTTATCACGCACATGAATTAAATATTCGTGTCTGGGTATCTGGCATCCCATATCACATCTCTATTCGGCATAAGCGACGAGGCAACTCTCAACTTGACCCAAGTCGTGTTATCAAAAAGATGTGGGATGATGGAGAAGCAGATTTTGATATTGGCGTGATTGGTCATCATCACACTCCTTCTGTTGTGCCATTTACAAAACATGGAATAGAAAGATGGGCTATTCGTCCGGGTGCTTACAAAATTATTGATTCATTCGGTGAGTCTCTTGGTTTTTCAAGAGAAAGACCAACAAGCCCAATGGTTATTTTGAATCCTCATACCAAAGAAGTTCAAGCATTTACAGATTTACGAATGGGTCTACGGACACTTGCCGCACTCAATGGAGATGAATACGATGAAAATTTGGGTGTCCAATGATAAAGAACTGCGATTCACCGAAGTTGATGATAACTACATTACCGTCAACCTATTCACAGATGATTTTATCATAGGTGTTATGATTACTCGTCGTGAAGCAGAGCGTCTATGTCTTAGCCTTGCTGAATGGTGTGGTATTCCTTTGGGTGAAAGATAATGAATCGTATTTTAACAGCACTCAATATGGAGCGTAGTCGTTCCGATATTAAGCACTTCTATGAATGGCTTGGCTATACTTGGGGTCAACATATTGGCGAGTGGATGGATTTATACGGAGACCGTCGTGATAAACAAGTTCACCGTGTCTGCGTGATTGCTCCAAGAGACCATAGCAAATCTACTACTCTGCGTGTTAAAATTTTACATCAACTTCTTTTTGAAAAATGGAGAGGCAGACCTTTTACCATCTGGCTTTTTTCAGCAAACAAAGACTTGGCTATGAATCGTCTTGAAGAAATTCGTCAAGACCTTAAGCGACATCCGGAACTTTCTCGTATGATTGATGATAAGAAAGGCAATCGTTTTGAAATCCGTCTAACAAATGGTGCTTGGGTAAAAGCCACATCTGTTGGTTCTGGTATTCGTGGTGAACATCCAGCCGCTATTGCTCTTGACGATGTATTGGATGACCAGAATGATATGTCTTACGAAATTGTTCAACAATGGTTTCGTAAAAAATTAACACCTATGCTTTCTCCCGGCACTTCTATCTATTGTGTTGGCACTCCCATGTCAATGAATGACCTCTACCATACGGATATGCTAAATAATGAATCGTGGGAATCTTGGCGCAAAGGTGCAATTGTGAACTATGATGAGTGGCGCAACGAAGAAAAAACAGAAGCAGTATGTCTTTGGCCTTCAGAGCGTCCTCTTGAATTTTTATTGGAGCAAAGAAAAGCAATTGGTGAATTGGCATTTGCACAAGAATACCTATGCAAGGTTGTTGATGATGATAGCGCAGTCTTCCCACAGACAATCACTCGCAAAAACATGGACATGTCAATGGTCTTGCAAAATAATTACATCTACGAAGGACAATATGCAATAGGTTTTGACCCAAGCCACGGTATAGGACAAGACTATGCCGTTATGGTTGTTTTGCGAAAAGATGAAGATGGTAATATTCACATTGTTAATGTCTGGCGAAAAAACGATTTTCCACCAGAAAAGCAAATTGAAGCAGTAGTAGATTATAACTCGCGATTTAAAAAACCAAAATTCGCTTTTGAGTCTGCTGGCTTTCAATCCCTCTACTCAACTCTTTTGCAACAAAAAGGAATTGTGCTTGATATGAAGTTATCCAAGGTTAGCAATCGCACTTTGAAACAAGGACTTCTTACTCGGCTCCGAAGTTGGTTTGAGCAAGGTAAAATTATTATTCCTTATGGCGATGATGCTACACGAAGAGTGATGAATATTCTTTTAGATGAGTTGGAATCCCATGTCTGGAAAAATGGAAACATTCTTGACAAAGGAAAACACAATGATACAGTCATGGCACTTGCACATGCGATTGATTTATTCAATTTGCGAATCAGAGGTGGTATGCCTGCGGCTGGTGCGGCAGTCAGCATGAAAGGCTGGGGCAAAACAGACAAACAACAGAAATCATCAGTTGTGCGTCGTAATTCTGGCAAATCTGGCAAATATCGGACATTTTTCTAAAAAAAATAATTTTTCAAAAAAAATTTAAAAATTGTGTGAGGTGGTAGCCGTGGAGGGGGTGGCGACCGGCGGCCATTTCTGGCCGCCGG